ATGGTTTCACCCGCCTCGTTGCGGGTGATTTCAAAAGTTTCGATGCGAGTCAGGCTGCTATTATTCTTCGTCTGATAGGAGATGCTATTATCCAAACGTTTGAAGATCAGGAATTTAGTGCTAAGCGTAAAATGCTCTGGATGGAGGTATGGAATTCGCGCCATGCTGTTCATCAGACACTCTATGAATGGATTCAGAGTCTCCCATCAGGGCATCCGCTTACCGTTCTCATTAATTGTTTGTTCGTTTCTGTAGTTATGAGAATGTGTTATGTCGCCGCTCATGAGTATGATGTGTCCTCTTTGCGTAAGTTTGAGGACTTTGTATCTCTAATTGTTTATGGTGATGACAACGTACTCAATGTTGCCGAAGAGAAAGCCATCATTTTTAATCAGCATACCATAACTGAACACATGGCGACCTTTGGCCTTACATATACCTCTGAGGATAAGCTTGCTAATCCTCCTCCTTTTAGGACTATATTTCAAGTAGAGTTTCTAAAAAGGAGATTTCGTTATGAAGCCAGAATTGGGCGCTATATCGCACCATTGAGGATGGAGACAATATTGGAAATGCCTTATTGGAGCAGGAAGAATGGTTATGAGATGATTTGGAGAACCAATTTGGAGAATGCTTTTAGGGAGCTTGCTTTCCATGAAAAGCATGTTTTTGATGAATGGTGTCCTATGATGGTGGAACAGTCGCGGAGGCGTACCGGTTACGTACCTTACGTGATCGAATATAAGACTCTTCTTCTTGAGGCATCAAAGATGGTTAAGGTGTATGGAGCTCAGGGAGCTCAAGCACAGATGGCTGTGCCAGAAGTGAGCATTTATCGTAATGCCCTTCCCACTTCTCCGTTGGTAATTGATCGGGCGTATGAGGACCAAACTTACTCGGGTTCCCAAACTTCATGCGCGACTGCTTTGCTGACAAGATCTCGGGCTATTCAGCCTTACTATACCAGGATGAGATATATACAATATCCAGGTACACCCGAGTCCGGAGATGAAGATCAGGCTATCTTCTCTCTTAGATATAAGTCTGCTGTTAATTTTGATAACAATTTAATGTCCACGGAAATGTCAGTGCATAATGACATGGCTGGGACTACTCAGATTCTTAACGAGGCCCCTGTGAGGACGAGTTCTAGGGTG